TCATTTTCGAATGAGTAAAGTTACGGTTTCATAATGAGTAGTATGCGGGAACATATCAAATAATTGAACTCTATGTAATTGATAATGGGTTAAATATGCGAAGTCTTTGACCATACTTTCAGCGTTACAGCTAGAATAAATTAGATAAGGCGTATTGAGTTGGTTCAAAAATTCGGCAAGATCTTTGCCTATGCAGCGCCGTGGTGGGTTGACAATAACTAACTCGGGTGTTTGTTGTCTATCTTTTAACGCAAATTGTGCAGCATCTAACGAAGCAAATGTTACATTGTTAAGTGCTAATTTTTGTGCGGATTGTGTAGCACTTTCAATCGCAGCTGCCGAAATTTCTATGCCTGTTAATGTGACCGTTCTTCCTTGATCTTGTAGGGCTTTTGCACAATGTAAACCAAAGCCACCTACACCACAGAAAAGATCCCATAAATGATTAATAGGTAATGTTTTGACCCATTGTTGTACTGTTGCATAAAGTTGGCTAGCTACTTTGGGATTGGTTTGGAAAAAACCTTGTGGACGGATAAATAATGGGATCACCACGAATATGCCCGACTTTGGAGCCGTGTGGCGAAAAATACAAGCATCCAACGCACGAAACAAGCAGACACGAAAGCCGTAGCTCAAGCATGGGGATTAGACGACGACAGCGATGCACTTAAAGTCATGCAATCAATTACCGAAACCGGTGGCGGCTTACGTATCTTAACTCAAACACTACGCCTTGCAGGCATGGTAGCGAAAGGATCAGGTAAGTTAATTACTGCAGATTTAATCATCCAAGCTCGCCAAGAGTTACTAGGGAAAGGAGATTAACAATGAAAGCATTAAAACCAAACCACAATATTAACCGCACAAACCAAGTGGCGTGCAGATTTTTAAAACAGACTCAAAAAGCAATTATCCGCCTTAATAGCCTTGGTTTTACGGTGTTAAACATTGATTTTACTCGTATTAAACCACGCATTGAAGTGGAAGTTGGTAATAACAAACATATTGCTGAAATTCTTATATCAGAGAACAAAGCCTATCGCTATAGCTTCGGTAAAAGTGAGGATTTAGGCAGATGGGAAGGCTACTACACCATGCTTGAGGGCATTCGGGTGTGTTGGAAACAATCAATTAACTAATAGGAGAACACCATGACAGAACAAGTCATTATAGGCAAATTTGCCGTTACACCACCGCTTTTATGGGATGACATTGAAGACGGTAATGAATATGCGGTAATCGATACCACTGATGCAGGTGATTGGTGCGTAAGAATGCAAAAAATAGACAAATCAAACCGTTATTTCTTCGTGTTAGCACAGTCCGCACGAGTGTTTGATAACACCGTTGAAGCAAGCGAATTTATCCATGCTTTGGAAGCATTAGGAGGTAAAAAATGAGTGAGCAAATCACAAAAGAAGAGTGTAAGAATCAGCTTACAGAATTGGGGGTAATGTATGAAAAATTGCCAATCGCAATAAGTAAACATATTTGCAATGCAACAACAGAATTACACGGAAGAACTTTTAAAGTGGAAGTTTGCGAAAGAATTGGAATTGGTGTGCAAATTAAGGTTAAGGGAAAAGATAAATCTTGTTTGGTTACGTACGAAGCCATGTTGAATATGGCAGAAGCAATGGGATTATTTGATAACGAATAAAGGATAAAAAATGGCAAAACAACCCACTAAAACACGCGTAAAACAACCCGCAAAGTTGCGTTTTACTACTGAAGAACAAGTACAAAGTGCAATTAAGGAAATTGGCGATTTAAGCCGTGAGCATACTCGCCTCAGCACAGAAATGAATGACTTAATCGCCGAAACAAGCGAGCGTTACGCCCCAGAATTGAAGCGTTTACAAGCTGAAATCGAACCTTTGCGAAAGGCAGTGCAGGAATACTGTGAAGCAAACCGAGATGAATTGACTGAGAACGGCAAAAGTAAAACAGCAAATTTTGTGATAGGTGAGGTGCAATGGCGACAACGTCCACCGTCGGTGGCAATTCGTGGAGCGGATGCTGTGCTTGAGTTTATGCAACGTATGGGATTTGACCGCTTTATTCGTACCAAAAAAGAGATCAACAAAGAAGCCCTACTCCTTGAGCCTGAAGTGGCAAAAGGGATTGCTGGGGTTACGATTAAGCAAGGTGTAGAAGATTTTGTGATTAAACCATTTGAGCAGGAGACGGCATAATGTGGAAACCGACAAAAGGCGAATATGACAGAGCCGAGAAGTTATTACAAGTGTACTGCATATCAGATCAAGAGCGTGAAACATTACACGAAATCAAGTATGCATACGAAAATCCTGTGGAACTTGATTGGTTACAAAGAGCGGTACTTATGGCGTTAGAGCAAAAATATGACGGTCAAAAAGATTAAAGCCTATTTAAACGCTCTTTAAACCTAATTTTAAGGGGCGTTCATAATAAGTTTTAAACCACGGGAGAACATTATGAGTACACCAAAATTTGACCGCTACAAATACTATTCAGAAGGGGCTGCAAAGCTAGAAGCGCAGGGCAATTATGCCGAAGCCGCCTTCAAATGGGAAGTCGCCAGACTGTCAGCTAAAGGAAACAATATTCAATGGACAGAACAACGACAAGCATTTTGCGAACGTATGCGAGATAAACCATTTTAAGAATGAATTATGATGACCGATTCACGCAAAACCGAGTTAGAAACCCAGCTAAACGAAGTAATTATACAGCTTCAACAAGCACAAAAATCACTTCGGAAAAACGAATTTACCCACGCTGCAATCTTTATTGGCAATGCACAAAACCAGTTGCCAAAAGTGAGAATGGTATTAGCAAAATATTAGGAGCTAACAATGTTAAAAGAAACTGATTTAATCGAAGGTCATAAATACATCGCTAAAACAGGGAAAATCACCAAAAGTTTACTCGGAAAAAGAGAAATATTTAAGATTTATCCTGATGATGGCTTAGTAACTTATTGCGAAGTAAAAGAACGTAGAAATAAATGTAGTTGCAGCATTGTTGCTACGCTAAAAACCGTATCAATTAAGTCATTTTTGCGGTGGGCTGGAAAGGATATTACGAAAGAATAAATCTTATAAAGGAGCTGTTATGCAATGGTTAGAACAAGAAAATAGTAACTGGATATCGGTTACAGATACATTACCAGAAATTAACCCAATTTATGAATTTTTTGAGAAAACAGGCGATTGTTTATTGTATGGGTTAGAGGAAGAATACGATATTCCGCATCAATTTATTGGTTATATGATAACTGGAAATCGATTCTACAGTGAAAATGGAGAATGTTACAAAGTAACCCACTGGCAATATTTGCCAAAACCACCTACGAAGTAAGTACATTATTTTCTTAAAAATAGGAGTGAAATATGAAAGTAGAATTATATGAATATATAGCGGTTTTTGAAGACGACGAACCAACAAAAGATAAGTGCTTAGAAATCGTAGCTGATAAAAGAGAATGGACATTCTTTTCTTACCACATAAGCACTTCGTTAGAAGAGATTGCACAAAAAATTCTTGAAGCGAGATATAACAATTGGGAAATGTGGGATGAAGATGATTATGTGTATCTCATTGTAAGAAAATACGGTGATGAAGAATGGGAACTACATAAAGCAACAATTCAATATAGATTGTACGTAGATACTGAAGAAATCTATTTTGATGATGAGGAATAACGCATGACCGACAAGGCTAAACTTATTCAACTTATTCACATAGCTAAAAGTCAGTTGAATGTGGATGACTCAAGCTATCGTGAGATACTTAAACGATTAACAAATAAAGAAAGCTCAACAAAATGCACTATCGTAGAACTACACAAAGTGTTACACGAACTGCAAAAGAAAGGCGCAAAAGTAAAATGGTTTGCTAAAAAAACGAAAAAACCGACCGCCTATAGCCCTGCTACCGGTGAAACCCCAGTAAAAAGTGAGATAGCGCACAAAATTAGAGCGGTTTGGATCAGTATGGGTAAACATGGTTTTTTAAAAGATTCAAGTGAGCAAGCTTTAAATGCGTATGTGCGTAAAATCATCAATAAAAACCGCACGGTATTAGTGCTAAATGTCGGTGCGTTAGACGCAAATGACGCAAGCAGAATTCTTGAAATCTTGAAACAATGGCACATTCGAGTAATGAAAAAAACATTAGAAGAAAAAGGGCTACTGTTAGTGGGTAAAGATTACGATTTAATGGTGGAGGCTTACAATGAAACTCTGTAGATGCCCGATTTGCCACAGCGATATTCACTTAGAAGGCTTAATCGAAGATGATGCAGGACGAGAACTGCTTGGTAAAATTAGCCAACTGACACACGGCACTGCTCAACCAATGGTCGCTTATTTAGGCTTGTTTAAACCCACCAAAAGCAACCTTAACAACGCCCGAGCGTTGAAAATTGTGAATGAAGTCTTGGCGCTTTACTCTTGTTCGTTATTACTGGCGCACGCACTCTCTGAAACGGTGGCAAGTATCCGCAAAAAACGCCAGCAAGCATTGCAAACAGGGCAAAAAATCGAACCGCTTACTAATCATAACTATTTAAAATCGGTCTATGAAACGCAAAAGCCGCATTTTGCGGTAGTGAGAACAGGTAAACATCAGAGCGAAGAAGTTAAAGCGCAACAGGCTGAAGAAGAACAAATTAGAAATGCGGTGTTATATGTGCAACGATTTGTTGATTTAGGGCGAGAAGATTTTGTTAAAAATAGCCCAGATTATCAAATTTGGTTGAAATATAACAACAGATAAGCCGATTAAATAATAAGCAATTAAAAATTACTAAAATAGCCTTTTTTATCATATATATCAATGATATATAAATCATTAAACTCGTATCGCCTTAAAATTTTTCACTCTATTGCACAACAAATTACTATAATTTGTTCCATGAGTTGATGGATTTTGAGGCATTTTTTTATGCAGAAAGGACAAGCAGAACTTTTTGATGATGAGCATGCGGAAATCGGGGCGTTATTTGATAATTTAGATAATATCCCAGAAAGTGAAGTACAGAATCGCTGGCCGCAGTTGTTAGCGGAAGTAATTGATGTGATGCAAGCAGAACTTATTCGTCAAAAATTTGCAGAAGATAATGCAAAATTGACCGCTTGCAAACTTGCCGGCGTTATAGCACATTACTTTGGTGGCAAGTCGTTTTATCTGCCGGCAGGCGATAAAATCAAAGAAGCATTACGCGATGTACAAGTTTATCAAGAGTTTGATGGCAAAAATATTCCGGAACTGATTAGAAAATACCGATTGTCTCAAACAACAATTTATGCGATCTTACGCCAACAACGTGCATTACAAAGAAAGCGACATCAACCGGATTTATTCTAACTTTGAACTGATATGTCGCAAACTTAACTAATCTTACAACAGATTAAACTCCAACTATCAACACAAAATTGATAGTTGGAGTTTTTTTATGTCCTTGCCTATTTTCAAAATCGTAGTGCATTGCTCGGCAACGCAAAACGGTAAATCACTAAAACAAGCGGATAAAACGTCTGCGCAAGTTCTCGACGGCTGGCACAAACAGCGTGGTTTTAAGCGCACAACAAGTGCAATCAAAGCCTTTAACTCACATTTAACTAGCCTTGGTTACCACTTTGTGATTGACATCGACGGCAAGATTGAAACCGGTCGCCAAGTGGGCGAAATCGGGGCGCACGTCAAAGGTCATAACAGCAATTCTGTAGGTATTTGCTTAATCGGTGGTGTTACTGCAAGCAGTAAAAATCACGCTGAATATACCAAAGCACAGTGGCAATCATTGCACAAACTTTTACGTGAACTGGAAGCTAAACACCCTAATGCCCGAATCTGCGGTCATCGTGATCTCTCCCCCGATTTAAATGGCGACGGCTCAATTACCCCAAATGAATGGGTAAAAGACTGTCCGTGTTTTGACGTATGGTCTTGGCTTGATTCTGAGCAAGTCGTGAACGTAGAACATTTATTTAAGCAATCAATCTTTTAGGGTTTTTCTTTTAATATAAAAAACGGCGACATAAAATATGCTGAACCCATACTTTATGTCAGCTACGCAAAACAGACTTGCATATAGCCATACGCCGCCTACCTGATCAGGCAGGCGGAATTCTACCACTAAAACTACGAAAATTGGAAGGTATATGCAAAACTTAACAGAAATTCGTTGTAAATGTTGTAACAAACTCTTAGCAAGAGGAAAAAATATACAATATTTGGAGATTAAATGTGTACGTTGTAAAACGCTAAATCACATTTAATCAATTTGAGTATCCGAGTGCCAAGCGCGCCAGAATGCCATAACACATAGGAGTTATGGTGAAAAAAATTATTATTTGGGCTTTATTTGATAGTGGCAACGGTTGCTACACCAAAGCGGCTCAATTCTTTCCGAATATCGAAATCTATCCCATTGGTATCGACATTGAACAAGCAAACGACTATTTTATCCCCTTAAATTTAGCCGATTATTGGCGTGTTTTTGTCGATAAAACGTTATTCAATGTGTTAGATACCCTACCTCAACCTGATGTCATTTTAGCCAGCCCCCCTTGTGAAAGTTTTAGTGTTGCCAGTGCAATGTGGGGCGGTAATGCTTGCTGGAAAAGAGAAAACCCGAAAGGCTCAAGATTTGTTATCCGTCATTATAGCGATTATGAAGTGCCTCAAGTGCCACGTAAATGCTATAAATATGAGCGTTTGTTCTTTAATCGAATTAATGGGGAGTTATGCATTTATAATACCATCTCGATTATCCAGCATTACCAACCCAAAGTCTTTATCATAGAGAACCCGTTAGCGAGTCGTATGTGGGATTACATAAAGGATGTGATAGGTTTCTCCATTCCTTTCGATAATCCGACTTACTATGGCAACTACAACTATCCGATTAAAAAGCCGACAAAGTTTAAAAGCAATATTGATTTAGGCTTAAAGTATGAAAACTACTATTCGGGCGTTCGTATGAATGATGTATGCAAAACCTATAATGCAAGATCAAACATTCCTGCTAGCCTTATAGACAGTATTTATCATCGTGTCATTGCTTATTTGGAGACTAATAATGCCTAAATACACACAAGCGCCCTTACCATTTACGGGGCAAAAACGGATGTTTTTAAAACATTTTGAAGCGGTATTAAATAAAAATATTGAAGGAAATGGCGAAGGTTGGACTATTATAGATGTGTTCGGCGGAAGCGGTTTACTTAGTGAAACTGCAAAGCGTACAAAACCCTTGGCAAGAGTGATTTACAATGACTTTGACGGATACAGCAACAGACTGAAGCACATAAAAGACATTAATAAATTACGCCAACAAATATATCAAGTTGTTGATGGAATTATACCAAAAAACAAACGATTAAGCAAGGCATTAAAAGAAGAAATTATTAATAAAATCAAAGGGTTTAATGGTTTTGTTGACCTTGCGAGCTTGTCATCGTGGTTATTATTTTCGGGTAATCAAGTTTCGACATTGGATGAGCTGTATAAGCACGATTTTTGGCATTGTGTACGCAAGTCTGACTATCCCGAAGCGGAGGGCTATCTTGATGGGGTTGAAATTATTTGCGAATCATTTCATCAGCTATTGCCGCGCTTTCAACACAAAGAGAAGGTATTATTAGTATTAGACCCTCCGTACTTATGTACGTACCAAGAGAGTTACAAACAAGCACGCTATTTTGACTTAATTGACTTTCTAAGGCTGATTCATTTAACCAAGCCACCGTATATTTTCTTCAGCTCGACCAAGTCGGAGTTCATTCGCTTTATTGAGTATTTAATCGAAAGTAAATCAGACAATTGGACTGCTTTTGAAAATTATCAGCGCATAACGTTGCAAACATCGGCAAGTTATAATGGCAAATACGAAGATAATTTAGTGTATAAGTTTTGA